CTTGTCAAGAGTTTTTATCATGTTTTTTTAAATTATTTTGTAATGACAATTTAGGCAGCAGAGCTCATGCGCGTGACGGAGCTCGTCCATGGGATGTCACTATGAAGGGACTGGATGCGGTGATGGAGCTCATGACCAGTCCGGCCTGACTGGTTTGCAAAGATTCGCGGGGTCTGTTATGTTCGGGATTCCTAATTCATACCCATGAAACAACCATGCCCCAAAAACTAACTCGCACGCAAATCAGAGAAGGCCTTGATACGATTCCGATAGAGACTCTACTAAGTAGCGGAGAAGGCAAGAGGCCAAAGCTCACCAGTAAGCAAAAGGCATTTGCTCACGCCATCGCATTAGGTGAGACAAAGGCAGAGGCGTACAGACAGAGCTATAACCCAAGGCCTGCCAAGTCAACCATCCTCACCGCACCATATAAGGTAGCGTCCGATGCTAGGGTTCAACGTGAGGTCGAGGCCTACAGACTGGCTTTAGAGGCAGAGAAACATAGAAACCCTATTCAACTGAAGGCACTCTTGGTGCAACAGCTCGTCCAGCACTCACTTGATGATGACTGGCCACCCGCACAAAGGATGAAGGCTTTGCAGATGATTGGCAATCTGTTTGAGGTCGGGGCTTTTCTGGAGAGGAAGGAGAGCACGATCATCCACAAGAGCTCAGACATACGAACCAGACTGCTTGAACGACTGGGCAAGGTCACTGATGTCAAGGCCAAGGACGATGCACTGACACTGCTTGAGGAGATCAAGGGCGGTGATGGGTCTGTGAATGCGCCATCAGACACACCCACCGCAGGGGCATCCCCCATTGCAGGCGGGGCGCACACGGGCGACCTAACGCATACTGTTCCACTCATTCAATCACCATTAAAAATGGATGGGGGGGGTATACAAAAAAATCCCGACACCGTCTTGGACTTTGATAAAGAATGACGCCCCTTATGTTTTGCATACAAAAAGTGGCGGGGTATATTATCAGCTGATAATATGAACCTTACTGATTTCTTACAAAATGATTCAACAAACTTACGATGCGTGTATAGGGGCGTGTATGACTGAGAAGCAGAGGACTGTGTTCCTTGTGATAGATGAGTATTGGAGGAACTTTGGTTATGGGCCTTCTATAGATGACATTATGTTTCATACTGGGGACAGAGGGCGCGGGAATGTACACCGTGTGGTAAAGAAGCTCTGTGACCTTGGAATATGCCGGCGGGCTAAGAATTCTGCGAGAAGTGTTAGACCATCTTATTTAAAACTGAGGAACTTACCATGAACTATGTAATGGATACTGGATATGCGATTAAGGTTGGCCGTGCAGCTATGGGGCTGACTGTTAAAGAGTTAGCGGAAAAGTCTGGTGTTGCCCAGCCTACTATTTCAAGAATTGAAAATGGCAAGAACTGTAAATTTTTTACGGCTCACAAGTTATTCCAATCTTTAGACAGGGTGGCGTTTGATTGGAAAGAAAGCGAAGTTGTTGTAACAATTAAACGATGAATAAAAAACAAGAGATGGAGAGGCAGGAAGAGGTTGACCTGTTTGTCAGGAGGGTGATGAACGCCCTTAACATGACGAAACAAGAAGCCTCCGAGGCCGCAAAGAGTTTCTTTGCACTACCTTCTAACGAGCAGGCCGCTTACCTAGACGACTTAGACGCATTAGAAGCCAGCCAACAAAGGGAAGAAGCCTTTGATGATTTTGATAAATTCGCCCATGCGATGTGGCCGGGGTTTATTGACGGACGCCACCATAAAGTGATGGCTCGTAAGTTTGAAGAGATCGCTACGGGTAAGATTAAGAGGCTGATTATCAATATGCCTCCTCGGCATACAAAGTCTGAGTTTGCCAGTTATATGCTGCCGGCTTGGTTTTTAGGACGGGATCCTAGTAAGAAGATCATCCAGTGCTCGAACACCGCAGAACTCGCGGTAGGCTTTGGCCGTAAGGTTCGTAACTTAGTAGCCAGTGAGCCGTTCTCTAAGATATTCCCCAATGTTAATTTAAGGTCAGACAGCAAAGCAGCTGGCCGTTGGTCTACCAATAAGAATGGAGAATACTTCGCTATCGGGGTGGGCGGTACGGTAACGGGGAAAGGCGCTGATCTACTGATTATTGATGATCCCCATTCCGAGCAAGAAGCCGCCCTTGCATCTGGAGATCCTTCTGTCTTTGATAAAGTCTATGAGTGGTACACATCTGGGCCGCGTCAACGTCTCCAGCCTGGAGGGGCGATTATTGTCGTGATGACACGCTGGGCCAAGAGAGATCTGACTGGCCGGATCCTTAAGTCTGCTGTGGAAAAAGACGGTAACGATGACTGGGAGGTAATTGACTTCCCTGCGATCCTGCCATCGGGAAATCCCTTATGGCCAGAGTTTTGGAGCCTTGAGGAACTCGAAGCTTTAAAGTCTGAACTGCCTGCCGCCAAGTGGAACGCCCAGTACCAACAAAGCCCGACATCTGAAGAGGGTGCGATTGTTAAGAGGGAGTGGTGGAAAGAATGGAAGCATGATGATCCACCTAAGTGTGAGTTTGTGATCCAGTCTTGGGATACGGCGTTTACAAAATCTGAACGGGCCGACTATTCCGCTTGTACGACTTGGGGGGTTTTCTATCTAAATGAGAACCAGAATGACGCCAACGTGATTCTTTTGGATGCGTTTAAAAAGAGGATGGAGTTTCCTGAACTAAAGGAGAAGGCGTTCAACCACTATAAAGAGTGGGAGCCAGATGCTTTTATTGTTGAGGCCAAGGCTTCGGGAGCGCCGTTGATTTATGAACTGAGGGCAATGGGAATTCCTGTTTCTGAGTTTACGCCGTCAAGGGGTAATGATAAGATGGTTAGGATCAATTCTGTATCTGATTTATTTGCCAGCGGTAAGGTATGGGCGCCAGCTACAAGGTGGGCTGATGAGTTAATTGAGGAGATGGCAGCATTTCCCAATTCAGACCACGATGACTTGGTTGACTCATCAACGCAGGCTCTGATAAGGTTCAGAAAAGGCGGGTTTATTCGATTGCAAACTGACGAAGAAGACGAGATTCGTTCGTTCAGGCGCAAAGTCTCTTACTATTAAGGATACATATGTCCATTGAAAAATCACTGTACGCCGCCCCAGAGGGTTTAGAAGGTCTTATGGGTACCGAGCCCGACATTGAGATTGAGATTGAAGACCCTGAGTCTGTCACCATTGAGATGGATGGGATAGAAATTGAGCTAATGGGCGGTGAAGAAGAAGATTTCAACGCTAATTTGGTTGAGTTCTTGCCTGATTCGGTGGTTGCTGGGATAGTGACTGACCTTGTTGGCGACTTTGATGATGACGTTAACTCCCGCAAAGACTGGATGCAGACCTATGTAGACGGTTTAGAGCTTTTGGGAATGAAGATTGAAGAGCGCGCAGACCCTTGGATCGGTGCTTGCGGTGTTTACCACCCACTTTTGTCTGAAGCTCTGGTTAAATTCCAAGCTGAAATCATGATGAGCACGTTTCCAGCTGCTGGGCCCGTGAAGACTCAGATTATTGGTAAGGAAACGCAAGAGAAAAAAGACGCCGCTATCAGGGTTCAGGATGATATGAACTATCAACTGACTGATGTGATGACGGAGTTCCGGCCAGAGCACGAAAGAATGGTCTGGGGACTGGGATTATCGGGAAATGCGTTCAAGAAAGTCTACTTTGATCCAAACCTAGACCGTCAGACATCTATTTTTGTCCCGGCTGAAGACTTAGTTGTCCCATATGGCGCCTCTGATCTGAACACAAGCCCTCGCGTTACCCATGTGATGCGTAAAACAGAGAACGATCTACGCAAATTACAAGTCGCTGGCTTCTACGCTGATATAGAACTGGGTGAACCTAACAATACTCTTGATGATGTAGAGAAAAAGATCGCCGAGAAGATGGGTTTCCGCGCTACGTCTGATGATCGCTACAAACTTCTTGAGATTAACGTCAATCTTGACTTAGAAGGCTACGAACACAAAGACAAAGACGGTGAACCTACGGGAATTGCCTTACCTTATATCGTTACAATTGAAAAAGGCAGTAGTAAATGTCTGGCCATTCGCAGAAACTGGAATGAAGGCGATGAGTTGTACACCAAGCGTCAGCATTACGTCCACTATGGTTACGTTCCTGGCTTTGGTTTCTACTGTTTTGGCCTAATTCACCTTGTTGGCGCATTTGCCAAGTCTGGTACGTCTATTCTGCGCCAGTTGGTGGATGCAGGGACGCTGGCCAACTTGCCCGGCGGCTTTAAGACCCGTGGTCTACGTGTTAAAGGTGACGATACCCCCATCGGCCCAGCTGAGTGGCGCGATGTTGACGTACCAAGCGGAACTATTGCCGAAAACATCATGGCTTTGCCCTATAAAGAGCCGTCACAGGTTCTGGCTGGTCTGTTAGACAAGATCGTTGACGAAGGACGTAAGTTCGCCTCGGCTGCTGACATCCAAGTTGCTGATATGTCTGCCAACTCACCAGTGGGCACAACACTGGCGATTCTTGAGCGCACATTAAAGGTGATGACAGCCGTTCAAGCGCGTATTCACTACTCGTTTAAGCAAGAGCTCCACTTACTGCGCGACATTATTAGAGAGTTCACACATCCTGAGTACGCTTATGAGCCAGAAGAAGGTAGTCGCAAAGCCAAACAGTCTGATTACGACATGGTGGATGTTATTCCAGTGTCAGATCCTAATGCGGCCACGATGGCCCAGAAGATTGTTCAGTATCAAGCGGTTATCCAGCTGGCCCAGATGGCGCCACAGATCTATGATTTACCGCAATTACATAGGCAAATGCTGGATGTTTTGGGTATTAAAAACGCCCAAAAACTGGTGCCTTTACCTGACGATGAGCTGCCAAAAGATCCAATTACAGAGAACATGAACGCCTTAAAGGGTCAACCAATGAAGGCATTTATCTATCAAGACCAACAAGCCCACATTGCAGCTCACCAGATGTTCATGCAAGATCCTTTGATCATGAAGACTATTGGCCAGAACCCACAAGCCAACGTGATCATGGCTGCATTGCAGGCACACATAGCCGAACACTTAGGTTTCCACTATAGACAGTTAATAGAGAAGCAAATGGGTGTGCCACTACCGCCTCCAGAAGAGAAATTACCAGAAGATGTGGAAGTTCAATTGTCTAGGTTGATTGCACAGGCCGGCGCGCAGCTGCTGCAGCTCAACACTGCACAAGCACAACAAGCACAGAATCAACAAATGGCGCAGGATCCAATGATCCAGATGCAACAAGCAGAGCTACAGCTTAAGGGCCAAGAGGTTCAACGTAAGGCGCAGAAAGATGCTACTGACGCCCAGCTTAAACAGTCCCAGCAGCAGATTGAGCGCGAGCGCATCATGACCCAAAAGGAGATTGATATGGCTCGGCTTCAAGCTGACATGGAGAAAAACCAAATGAGTCTGGCTGCTGACAATGACAACGAAAAGCGCCGTATGTTGGCTGATCTTATAAAGGGACGAAACAATGGTCGATAAATATTTAAAACTTCTATCGTCAAAGATAGATGACAAAGTTTCTCAACTCCAAATGTCTATAGCTGATGGTAAGGCTGAAGATTATGCGGAGTACAGAAGGATGTGCGGAGAGGTTAAAGGTCTACTCACTGCACGTTTATACATCATAGACCTACAGGAAAGAATTACCCACAATGACGATGACGAGTGAGATTTCAAATCTCGACATAACCAAGGCCGTGGATTTATCCAAGATCTTGAACACAAAACCAGAGGAGAAGGCTAAACAACTTCCCCGTCCATCTGGTTACAGAATTCTTTGTGCCATACCTGATATGGAAAAAGAATATGGAGATTCCGGACTCATTAAAGCGGAAGAAACTCTCATGATTGAGGAAACCCTGACTACTGTGTTATTCGTAGTAGACATGGGCCCAGACTGCTACAAAGACGAAAGCCGATTCCCATCTGGCCCGTACTGCAAGAAGGGTGACTTTATCTTGATTAGACCCAACTCAGGAACCCGACTGGTCATTCACGGCAAAGAATTCCGTGTGATCAATGACGATTCTGTTGAGGGCGTAGTAGATGATCCTCGCGGTATTCGCCGCAAATAAGGAACAACATGGCAACATTCAAATTTCCAGATGAACAGGATGACGTAAAAGTCACAACTGAAGACGATCAAACTGATGATCAGATCATTATTGACGTAGAAGACAACACGCCGGCGGAGGATCGCAATAAACCTCCGATGGATGAAAAAGTTAAAGAAGAGCTTTATAACGATGAGCTGGAAGACTATTCCAGTAAGGTCAAAAAGAAGTTAATCCAAATGAAAAAGCTGGCGCATGACGAGCGCCGCGAGAAAGAAAATGCTTTGCGCGAACAGCAAGAGGCTATTGGTTTTGCTCAAAAAATGATGGAGGAGAACAAACGCCTCAAGTCAAATCTGAACAATAGCGAGAAGAACGTCTTAGCTACAGTGCAACGCGCAGTACAAATGGAAGTGGAAGCGGCCAAGAAGGAATATCGAGAAGCTTATGATTCTGGCGATACCGACAAGGTCATGGAAGCCCAAGAACGTCTAACTCAGGCCACGTTAAAGGCGGATAAAGTTAAAAACTTTAAGCCCACCCCTTTACAAGAAGAAAAACCTGTAGTACAAACAGCTCCACAGCCTACACCACAGTATCGGCCTGACCCCAGCGCGCAAGCATGGCAACAGCAGAATCAGTGGTTTGGGGAAGATGAAGAGATGACCAGTCTGGCGCTTGGCTTACATGAGAAGCTTCGCCGCGAGGGTGTTCAGGTTTCATCACAAGAGTATTATCGAAAGATAGACGCAACTATCCGCAAGCGTTTCCCAGAGAAATTTGGTGAAGAAGCGGAACAAGAAGAACGCCCAGTGCGTAAAAGCTCGGTGGTTGCACCGGCTACAAGGACAACTTCACCTAAGAGGGTTCGTCTGAATCCATCTGAATTGAGCTTGGCCAAAAAACTTAATTTAACGCCTGAGCAATATGCCAAGGCGAAAATCGAAATGGAGGCCTCTAATGGCTGAAAACAGAAAACCGCGTGAACTTGAAGATAGATTGTTAGCTGAACGTCCTAAACAGTGGCAGCAGGCCGAACTTCTACCTGAACCCGACAAGCACCCGGACTACTCGTATCGTTGGATTCGTGTTTCTAATTTAAACACAGCTGACCCTCGAAATCTTGCCGCAAAACGGCGTGAAGGATGGGAGCCAGTAGGTTTGGATGAACAACCACAATTTAGACTGTTAGCTGATCCCAATAGCCGTTATAAAGACCATATTGAGATTGGCGGGTTGTTACTCTGTAAGACCCCGAAAGAGTTTGTCGATCAGCGCAACGCGCACTTTAACAAGTTGACACAATCTCAGACGGAAGCTGTAGACAACAACCTGATGCGTCAAAGTGATGCGCGGATGCCACTCTTTAAAGAGAACAAGTCCTCGTCTAGCTT